GAACTTCACGGGACAGCGCAAGTCGGGTAAAAACGGCCACGATGATGTCGTCGATACGCTAAGCGACTGTTTCGCTGCCCTAGCGTCTAGGATACATATTCCAAACTTTGGTCCCGGTCTCCTATCAACAAACCTCAAATCTAACAACCCATTTTCCAACATATAAGGAGGAAGGCTCTCTTGAGCCTACGCACAACAGTGCGTCTTCTAAATGGCTGGTTTATGCGCCGAACGAGTTAGCTACTCTTTTAGTTCCGATCAACTAAATAGGCGCACCATTTCTGATCGGAGAATTAAATGAATTATCAAAAGATATACAAAGCTTTAGTAGACAGCCGAAAATACAGAGGTGTCTATAAGAGAGATTTGGATTATTATACAGAGTCACACCACATAGTTCCAAAATCTTTGGGAGGTTCGGACGGAGTTTGGAATAAAGTTTTACTCACTCCAAGAGAACACTTTATTGCACACCTGCTCCTAGTGAAAATATACCCAGACAGTAAAGAAATGAAACAAGCTATGATCCTAATGAAGGGACGAGGTAAGATTGTAAATTCAAAGATGTTTACAAGGCTTCGCCAAGATGTTGCGGAAATGTCCAAAGGAGCTAGAAATCATTTCTTTGGTAAGACCCATACTCCAGAGAATAGAGAGATTATGGGGAATGCCCGTCGCGGAAAGAAAATGCCCGCCTCATCTATTGAAAGAACACGCTTAGCCAATTTAGGAAGTAAACGTTCTGAAGAGGCAATAAAGAATATGTCCGAGGCTGCGATAAATAAGAACCTCAGCCCTTGGCAAACATCTGGTTGTCTAATTAGACCGCACTCCCTGCAATTCTGGGCGGTTTCGGATATCATTTACGATCTATGGTATCAGGCTGATAAAATCGGCCCTCGACGGCTGTGTAAAATATATAATGAAGTATTTTGCGACACGTTAGAACACTTCAGATTTACTAAAATCTGCCAAATGTTTTCTTCTGGTTGGATTCCATCGGAGGACGGTAAGTGGTTAACTTTTAAGGAGACTATGTGTGGAAGATGATGAAAGCATAGCTGAAAATTCCTCTTCAGCACCACCTGCCGGGGAGAATCCGATACCCTCCATCTCCTATCGTGAGCAGGGTTTCAATGGAATCCTGACTTTAGGTGGGCAGGTAATGGAGGAGTGTTCTCACGAATTGAGATTTCCTCAAGCGATAGAAACATACAAGAAGATGGCTAAGGATGCTGCTATCAGCCCAGCCCTTGAACTTGTTGAAACCATGATTGCACGAGTTCCTTGGGATGTCAAGATTCCTGAAGGATATGAGGAGGAACTTGCCGATAAAGCCAATTATCTCAAGCAAGTGATGGTGGACATGGATCATGACTGGCAGAGCATGATTAAGCAAGCTGCTACGTTCAACCGTTATGGTTTCTCTGTTCTTGAGATTGTTCTTCGCTATCGCCGTAAAGAGAATGGATCGAAGTTCAATGACGGGCTTGTAGGGGTTAAGAAGCTTCCTATTCGCGCTCAAGACACTATCGAAGGTTGGTATTGGAAGAACAGTGGACGTGAGCTTGCTGGTCTTGTTCAACGAGTCGTGATTCCAGATAGCGCCACTCCCGACTACGGGTGGGATTTTGTAAATACTTCAACAGCCTCTACTAAAACAAAACCCGTAAGACTGGCTAGGAAGAAGTTTTTGCTCTTTCGTAACAATCCACTAAAGGATTCACCGACCGGGGTGAGCAGTTTGAATGGAGCGTGGCAAGCCTGGAAGTATAAGACAGCATTTCAAGAAGCAGAGGCCATTGGTGCTGCTCAAGACGTGAATGGCTTTAAAGTGTTGTACCTGCCTCCGCAGTATATGGCTGCTGATGCTTCTGATGAAAACAAGGCAGTGTTTCAAGCCTATCAGCAAGCAATGGCTAATATGCACGTTGCCAAGCAGAGCGGTTTGATTCTTCCTCTGCTGCTAGATGAAACTGGTAAGCGGATGTTTGACTTTGAAGTGATGAGTGTCACAGGACAACGTTCGTTTGACACTAACGCAATCATTGCTCGTTATAACGCTGAAATCCTCACTTGCTTGTTTGCTGACTTCTTGGCCCTTGGTCAACAAGGTGGTGGATCGTTTGCTCTTGGTGAAACAAAAGTAAGCATTATTGAGATGGGTATTCAAGCCAAGCTTGACGAAATCAAGAATCAGCTTAATCACCAACTTGTTCGTACACTTTGGGAGCAGAACGGGTGGGATACAACAATCATGCCAGAATTCACTTACGGGAACGTTAGTAAAGAATCTTTGGATGAAGTAAGTAAGTTTATCCAACGTACTGCCGCTGTTTCCACATTCCCGCGTAATCGAGACACAATCAACTGGGTAATGAAGCAGGCTGATATCCCTTATCGTGTTCCAGACACCATGACTCAAGAAGAGCTTGATGAAGCCCTTGGGAACATGACATCGAAGTCAGGAAGCGGAATGGTTGAGGGGCTTAACTCGGGCACGGGTACAGTGGATGGCAGTTCTGGTGACGGATCAATTTCCAACAATGAAAACACATGAAGGAGTGAATGATGGCCCATGAACTCACTCGCCTAAGAAGCAAGATGTTCGACACTCCTTTGTTGATCGATCCTCGCACCTTCGAATCGGTGATGAATTATCTGGACAAGCGTTGTGAAGGTGGTGCTGTACTGGAGACTAAAGAAGATTCTCTAGAGTTTTCGATGTACGACACCCTTTATTACGAGGAAAACAACCTCGGCGTAATTAGCATCAATGGCCCACTGACTAATAAGTCTACCGGGTGGGAAGCTCTCTGTGGTGGAACTTCTTACGAGAGTATTAAAGAAGACTTCGAATCTCTTGTTGTTGAAGGTGCCAAGACCATTGCTTTTATGGTTGAGTCTGGTGGTGGTGAAGCTTACGGAATGATGGACACTGGTAATTATCTGCGCAAACTGGCTGATGAGAACGGTGTACGAATCATTAGTTATGTGGATGGCCTTAGTGCATCGGCAGCATATGGACTTACCGCAATCTCCGACGAAATTGTTTCGAACAAGCAATCTGAGATTGGATCGGTCGGAGTTCTTATCCGCTTGATGAATGATTCAAAGGCTCTTGAGCAGAAAGGTTATGAGCGAACCTTTGTTACAGCAGGATCAGAAAAAATTCCTTTTGCTGAAGACGGAAGTTTTCGAAAAGAATTTATTCAAGACCTTCAAGACAAAGTGGATGCTCTCTACAAAGATTTCACTGAATATGTTGCAGAACATCGTGGCATGTCCGTGGAAGCAGTGAGGAATACCGAAGCTAAAACGTTTCTTTCAGAAGAAGCTGTTGCTTTGGGTCTAGCTGATAAAATAATGACTCTGGAAGACTTCTACTCTTACTTGTCGTCAGAGGCCCAATCTAATAAGACCGGGAAAGAAATGAACAATCGTATTTTTAAATTTATGAAGAATGAGGTAACTCCTAATATGTCCGTGGATATGCCAAAGCTCGAAGAGCTTCAAACCCAACTGTCTGACTATCAGGCACAAGTTACTACCCTGCAAGCATCCCTTGAAGATATGACCCAACTGAAAGCTTCCCTTGAAGCTGCTCTGGGTGAGAAAGAAACCGCTCTGGCTGACGCTCAAGCTCTGGTTGCACAACTGGAACAAGAGAAAGTAGAGCAGAAATTGCAAGCTCGTAAAGACAAGCTGGCTGCTGTCACTTCCGCTGACCAAGTAGAAGCTCTGGCTGCTTCCCTGTCTTCTCTGGACGACGCTGCATTCTCCACTGTTGTAGGCGCTATGGCTGCTCAAGCTAAAGCTGTTGAAAACAGTGAGATGTTCACCGAGGTCGGTGATCAAGGCGTAGAGGCTTCTGTTGAAGATGTCGCTGCTCCGAAAACTTCCACTACCGATGCGCTGATTCAAGCCCGTCTTCAAAACCGTTAATTTAAAGGAATTTAAAATATGCCTTTCGTAACTATGCCTTACTCCAAGCGCCTGTCTGACCTCGTTGTTCACGAAATTGATCCGAGTGTTGGTTATGGCCGTAAATGTGTAAACGTCACTCCTCCGGCTGGTGGCGCTGCTGTTGAAATCGGTACTGTTGTTTACCGTGCTAAGGGCACCAACCCCGAAGGTGCTTACGCAGTTCTGAGCGCTGCTTCTCAAATTGTAGAAACCAACGAGTTTGCTGTTATTTACGGCGACCATTACAGCTTCAACCCCTCGTTCGTTCCGCGTGCTATTGCTGCTGGTCAGTTCAACGCTGTTGGTTTTGTTGGTCATTCTGGTGGCCTGCAACTGAAAGAATACTTCCTGAAGCAAGTTCACTCTGCCCTCACTGATGCTCAGTTTGCTTCTCTGAAAGAAGTGCTGGAAAAGCAGGGTATTGTGGTTCTGGAAACCAAGTAATCGGCATATTTTGCCACGTTATTAATTAAATAAAGGAAAGTTAAAATATGCCTCTCGTAATTAACCCGAATGACCGTAGTAAAGTAGTTGATCGTACCGACAGCCTGATTCAAATCCCGAACACTGTAGGTATCGCCAACGCGCTGGGTCTGTTCACCCCCACCTACTCCACTCAGAAAACTGTGGAAGTTGTTCGTACCAAG